ATCAATTTCAATTGCTGCATTCTTACCAATCAATCCACAGTTTGTACCAACCTGTTCAAATCCAAATGTAAATGGAGCCCCAACAAATTTCATTGTATATAATGCGTTGTCAGTCCATATTAGAATATTTTCTTTTGCAACCAAACCACCCATAATTTTTGTACCATCTTGCAATCTTTGTGTACCAGCAGTGTTAGTTACAATTGGTGTGTATGAATTAATATTTTCATCCTCAGAGAATCTTATAAACATATCGTCTTGTGTGGTTGCTGAACCAACAGTTGTTTCAGTTCCTAAATGAATTAAGTGACGTGTTGTTGGTGAAATTAAAGTTACTCTAGTAGCTGTTGGATTATTTGTAGTTTCAAATCCAGATGTAGTTGTAGAAGCACGTGTGGATAATCTAGCTGCGATAGAAGCATCCCAAGTAAATGTTTTACCATTTGCAATAGTTGCAACTAATACATCACCAAAATTACTTAAAGACCAAAGACCTGGCTCTAGTGTAACGGTTGCTGCATTTACTGCATCACCCCATCCACTAAAATCTGTAGCATTAGTTACTGTTGCACCATCAGAATGTATTGCACTTGATGTTCCTTTTTGTGCTCTAGAAATACCTGTTAACTCAGCACCAGCAACACCTGTGTAAGTTATTAATTCATTACCCACTGCTATCGTTCCACCTCCTGATGGAAAACCTGTAGTAGAAGCTAAACGTATTTGTGTAGCAGATCCATTGTTACCATTAGTATCCGCGGCCAACGCTCCATCTAGTGTGGATGTTTGTGCTCCTTGAACGGTGCCTCCATACTGACTAATACCAAAACCATAACCATAAGTTTGAGCGGCAGGACCAACTCTTTCATAAGGTTTTAAAGTTACACTACCACCTGATGCAGCAGAACCAGAACTTGTAAATGTAATTGTAAAAGTAGTTGCGGTAGGTGTTGTGATAACTTGAAATAATTTATCCTCAAAATCAGAAGCGTTTAATCCTGTGCCACCAGGTAAAGTAACACTATCAAATAAAACAATGTCACCATCTTCTAAATTATGTGCAGAAGATGTTGTAATTGTTATTGTAGTAGAACCGTTAAAAGTAAATGTAGCTCCTGCTATGGAAGCTGAAAGAGGTGTAACATCAAAAAATTGACCTTCAAAATATACAATTAAAAACTTGTCTGTTCCAAGAGCCACATATCTATTTCCCTCTTTATCTACAAATGCGTGTTGTTTTCTAGCAACACCTACTAAAGAATCTGTAAGTAATGACTGCCAACCTCCTACTTTTTCTGGTAGTCCGTATCTAAATCTGACATTATCCGAATCAACCCAACGACCTTCAGCTCCAACGGCTGTGTCTTGTTTGTCAATACCAGGAGCAAACTTAATTTTCGTAAGCATCCTTTACTCCTATGCTGTATTAGTTTTAAATTGCCAGCCCTTATTAGAACCAGTGTAGAAAAGTGTAACTGATTGATTGTTTGTTGTAAGATCTACTGATGCAGCTGTGCCTTGTATTTTATCTGATCCATTTGGTGCCACAACACATTTGTTAGTTGCAAAACCATTTGATGCTGATATGTCCATAATAATTATTTCATCACCGACTGCTCCTGCAGGTAAAGTAATTGTTACAATATTAGCAACTGTGTCTACACCTATTTGATCACCAGGAACTGCTGTGTATGCAGTTTTACTCGCAGCCGTTACTGTTGTAAATCCTTTTTGCAACATACCTAATGATGTTGCTGGAACACTACCTCTAGAATAAACTAAAACTGTTGCACCTTCAGGAAGAGGTACTTGTGTAGATGCACTCTGACCCGTTGTAAGTAAAGTTACAGTGTAGCTGTCACCAGCTCCACCTCTAGTTGTGCCGTCTTCTACAAAAAATACTCTATTAGCATTACCACCAGATGTGGTTGCAGGCATTGTTAAACTTGCATTACCAGATAAAGTTCCTGTTACTTTAATGTAAAGATTTTTACCATTCGCAGTTGCCGATCCGTCTGATAAGTCTAAATTAACATTACCAGAACTTAAAGTTACTTCTACATAACCTGATGCTGCTGTTTGTAATAATTGTAAATTGGTATTTGTAATTGTGCCCCATAGACCAGCTTTCTCACCGGTTGCTACGAGTTCTAATGATAAATCTGTTGAATAAGTTGATGCCATATTAATAAGGTTTTATTGGTGTCCAAACCATTGTTGCTCCTGGTACTATATCGTTCCACGTAATAACTCCTGGTTCTACTGTATCTAATGTTAATTGAGAACCTGTAGGACTTATATTTGCGTCAGCTGTTATTGTAACATTACCTGTCGCCAAGGTCAAGTCAACACCTGATGGTAAAACATCAACAGCTGTGCTAACAGTAAAATTACCTATGTTTAAAGTTATTTGTGAGCCTGTAACAGTGTGATCTACATCTGTTCTAATACTTAAAGTACCTGTACCTAAAGTTACTTGATTTGGTGTTAAATTTTCTGTAACAGAGTCTGCAATAACTCCAGCACTTCCAACACTAATAGTTACCTGATTGCCGGTTACCGATACATTTACATCTGAATCGGGTCCTGATGTAGCGAATGGTAATGCTGATATTGCGTCAAATCCTAAACTCATAAATTTCCTTAAAAGGGGACTGCGTGGTATGTGGTGGTGACACAGCCCCCATCTAAAGATTATATCATCGTTTAAACCAAGAAGGAAGACCTAAATGTGGACGCTTGTCGAACATATTATCCTTCGCTCCAGGTGTTTTACGATTGTTATAATGCAGAAAAACTTGTACGCATTCTTTGCCTTTGAATTTTTCTCTCCAATGTTCTAGCTCACAACCAGAATAAACCAGCATATCTCCTGGTTTTAAATCTACTTTAACACCTTTCATACCTTCTTTTCCAGATGGCTCTAGATATATTGGCCAGTCATCACCACCAAGATTCATAGTAGTAGATATCTCACAACTAAACCTGTCTTTGTGTCTTTTAAGAACATCTCCTTTTTTATATATCCTTGCATAGGTGTAAGCTGGATATAACTTAAGTCCTGTTACTTCTTCCATTTTAGGTTGACATTTAAGTAACAAAGTTTCCATAGCCATATTTGCATATTGAGAATATGTGTTTGGTATTTGCTCATTATCATTTTCATAATGACCTATAATGTTTTCAAAGGGTGAAATGTATCTAGCGTTTCTACAAGTATCGTAAACTTGTTTTTGCATACAAAAATAATTTGAAATAAAAGTTGCTAGATCTTTTGATATAGCCTGACGAATAATTGTATATTTATTTTTTTTAAAACTCATATTAAATCCATAATTAATGTGTAGCGGTTTAATTTATTAGGACTATTTGGAACTGAATGAATTCTTGATGAATCAAATATAACCATAGAGTTTTCTAATCCTTCTGTATATTCTATTAAATAATAATCCATATTAGACGTGTTTCTAAACATAACACCTATATTATCTTTATTATGTAAGTAATAAACCAGACTATGTTTTGAAGGATGATTGTGCCAAGAAATATGATCACCATTTGTATAATTTGCCCAACAGCCCGAGATACTATTTATATCAATATATTTTTTAATTTTTTTTAAAAAAATATTTAATTCTTTATATGTGTGTAAATTATTTTTAGTTTGCAAACCAGGAAATAAAGGTCCTATTTTTTTTACTTTACTTTTTACAAAATTAAATAAATTTTTTTGTTCATTTTTAGTTAAAATATTTTTATATACTTTAAACATCTTTTGCCATTTCTTTTGGTACTGCTTGTATATTCCAATGTATAAATCTAAATGGTTCTATACCAAAGTCTACTGCATATTCGTGTTCCAAGAACCCTGGAAAGATAATTAATGTACCTGGTGTAGGTTTAAAATGTATAAGCTCTGAACCTGGCCATACACCTTTTTGATCTGGTTTCATTTTTAGTTTTGTAGCTCTTGCCCCAGTTCTCGGTTCGTGAAAGATTGGGTATGATGTTTTATCACTACACTTTAAAAAATAAAAACCTGATACGTGTTGATTCCAATGTATGTGTGCTGAATGATGACCA